ATGATACGGCGACCACCACGGCATTCTTTGTCGGCTGGGGCCAGAAGGCGACGGTCGGCATCTATCCGGAGGCGACGATGGCCGGCCTCAAGATGCGCGATCTCGGCGAGATGACGGTGCATGATGCCGACGGTCTCGAGTACCAGGGCGTTGCGACGCTCTTCAACTGGAAGGTCGGTTTGGCCGTCCAGAATATCCGCGCGAACGCACTGCTCCGTAATATCAACGTAGCGGCCTTCGACTCCATGACGAGCGCACAGAAGCTGGTTCTCATGAATCAGCTGACGAAGACGAAGAATCGTATCCAGAATCTGGAGAGCGGCGACAAGAAGGTCGTTCTGTACGTCAGCCCGGCGCTCTACGATTTCTGTGAGTGCTATTTGAATGATAAGACGAACGTCTTCGTTACGCAGCAGACGCTGATGAACAGCACGCCGACGCTCTACTTCAAAGGCATCCCGGTCCGCAAATGTGATAGCATCAGCGAGACCGAGTCGGCTTGCGCGCAGGCTTAATGGAAGGGAGGAAAACAGATCATGATTTTCGATAAGGAAAATATGTTTTTCAAGGATCAGGCGCTTTCCGCTACGACACTGACGTCTGACGTGATCGACGTCGGCCCGGGCGAGGCTTCCAATCCGATGCACATGGTGGTCGACGTTACGCCGGACGCCGGTGCAGGTAAAGTCACGGTAGATCTCCAGACGAGCGACGACAGCACGTTCTCGACGTACTCCGTCCTCGGCCAGTTCGAGTCGAAGACGTACACGACGAGCTTCGCGATCTCCGACGACACGCTGGCGCATGTCATCTCCGCGCAGATCCCGCGCGGGAACCAGGGCTATCTCCGTACGAGCGTGACTTCCACGTTCACGGACGGCGAGATGACGGCAGCTCTCGTTATGGACGACGATATCCTTACGGCAGACAAATAATTCTTAGAGGCGGGGCTTCCCGCCTCTTTTCATGCGCCCGAGCGGTTCGGACGTATGAAAAAGGGAGGGAAGATTATGATCACGTCAACAGATATATGCAATCTGGCGCTCGCGTATCTCGCGAAAGGCCGGATCATCTCGATGGAAGAGAATACGGAAGAGGCGCGTCAATGCGCCATGCATTACGATCACTGCAGGAGAATGCTTCTCCGATCTTATCGGTGGGGGTTTGCCCGCCGGACGGAGAAGCTGGCGCTCACGGACGAGAAGGTGCCAGGATGGCGGTTCGTGTACGGGTATCCTTCGCAGTGCCTTTCCGTGCGGTTCGTATTTCCGGAGCATTGTGCGGCGCGGAAGGAATACGACAGATGGCAATATGAAGTCGCCGACGTCGGATCCGTGAAGGTCGTCTGTTCGAATGTGGAGCAGGCGTGGTGCGAGTACACGGAAGACATTACGGAAGTAAAGCGCATGAGCGAGGAATTCGTCGAGGCGCTGGCCCGGTATCTCGCGGCGAGTATGGCGATGGTGATCACTGGAAACGCCGAGATGATGTCGACTAACTATCAGCTCATGCAGGCCGTGCTCATGCAGGCCGAGACGGAGAGCGCACGGGAGCGGGAGCATCGTACGGAATATCCGCGCGGATATGCTGACGCGAGATTCAGGTGATAGCTATGGGACCGAATGCATACTATGCCATACAGCCGGCCTTCACGGGCGGAGAGATCTCTCCAGATGTGGCGAGCCGCGTCGACATCGATAAATACCAGCTGGCGCTCCTGCAGGCGGAGAACGCGATCGTCCGGCCCTACGGCGCGGTGACGAAACGTCCCGGGCTGATCTATTGCGGGGCTACGAAGAAGGCCGCGAAGAAGTCGATCCTCTGGCCGTTCAAGTTTGACGTTTCCGTCAATTACCTCTTGGAGTTCGGCGACAAGTACGTCAGAGTCTGGAAGGACGGCGTATATCTAAACGTGGAGGTCGCGACGCCTTTCGAAGAAGCGGATCTTCCTTCGCTGCGTTTCGTGCAGTCGGTGGACGTGCTCTACATCTGCAGCGGGAAATATCCGGTCAAGCGGCTCATGCGCTATGCGGAGAACAATTGGCAGCTGGCCGACATGGACTATATCCAGCCGCCCATGGGCGAGCTCAATCCGGATGAGGATCTGACGATCACGCCGTCGGCACTGACGGGAACCGGAATCACACTGACGGCCAGCAGCTCGCTCTTCACGGCGAATCATGTCGGCTGCTGGATGGAGATCTCCCAGCGCGTCAGCGGCACGTCTGTCTCGATCACGAGCGGAACGTCCAGCGCGATCGGCGTCGGATCCTCCTGGAAGATCATCACACACGGGACATGGAAAGGGACCGTCACGATCGAGAGTTCCGTGGACGACGGTGTGACATGGCTGGAGGAACGGACGTACACATCCAACGACGATTTCAATCCGACGGAGACGGGCACGCTGGACGAGTTCGCGCTGATGCGTGTCACGGTGAACACGAACAGCGGCACATGCACGGCGGATCTATCCGCATATCCATATACACATACCGGATACGTCCTGATCGACAGCGTGACGGACGGGACGACGGCGACGGCCGACGTGAAGAAGCGGTTGGGCGCCACGACGGCCACGGCCGAGTGGAAGTTGGGCGCATGGGATTCCCAGCAGGGATATCCGGCATGTGCGACATTCTTCCAGGACAGGTTATGTTTCGCAGGCTCCGCAGCCTTCCCGCAGCGGCTTTGGATGAGCCGCACGGGAGATTATGCGAATTTCTCCATCGACAAAGCAGCCGGCAGCGTGACGGACGACAGCGCCGTCACGGCGGATCTTCTCTCACTGCAGTCGTTCCAGATCACGCATCTCGTGGCAGGGAACGATCTGATCCTTCTGACGAACGGCAACGAGTGGACAATCTCCGGATCCGAGACGGTGACGCCGTCCAATATCACGCCGAGGAGTCAGCAGTCTTTCGGCGCGAACGACGTGAGCCCGATCCGCTCCGGCAACCGCATCGTCTATGTGCAGCGGCGCGGATCTATCGTGCGGGATATCGGATATAATTGGGATTCCGATTCCTATGCCGGCATGGATCTCACACTCCTCGTCCGGCATCTGATCCGAGGTCATGAGCTCACGGGAAGCACATACGCGCAGGAGCCAGATTCCCTGATCTATTTCGTACGGGACGACGGCGTGCTTCTGAGCTTGACGTACATGTTCGATCAGAAGGTCTATGCTTGGTCTCACATGGAGACCGCCGGCGAGATCGAGAGCGTCTGCGCGGTTGGCGAAGGGAACCGGGACGTCGTCTATGTGATCGTCAAGCGGACGATCAACGAGCAGGAAGTCCGGTACATCGAGCGGTTCGATGAATCTCGGGAGACCGGCGCGGATCAGCAGGAATACGTGATGATGGACGCGGCGAAGGTCTATTCCTTCGGAGCCGCCACAGATACGATCACGGGCCTTTCACATCTGGAAGGCGAGGAAGTGCTCGCGATGGGCGACGGCTATCTCTTCAATCCGATCACGGTAGAGAGCGGCACGATCACACTTCCGCAGGCATCGAAGAACGTGGTGGTAGGGCTGCCGTACACGATGAAGCTGGAACAGCCGAATATAGAATCTCAGGCAGGCGACGGTACGCTGCAGGGCCGCGAGAAGGCAGTCACGACATGTATCCTCCGGCTTACGAACAGCTTCGGCGGCGAGGTCGGCCCGAACGAGACTACGCTCAACGATATCATCTACGACGTCGGACGCATGGAGCTCGGCGAGAACGTGCTCTATTCCGGAGATCTGATCTCCACGATGGCGGCCGGCGGATTTAATAAGCACGGCAGGGTGTTTATCCGGCACACTGTCCCGTATCCGTTTACATTAAGCGCCATTGTGCGTGCGGTCACGTTTGGAGGAACCGGTGGATTACGAAATTAAAAGCCTTTCCACAAAAACGCATACGGAAGAGGAGATCGATTGGCTCCGGCGTTTCCGCGATACGCTCCGTGAAGATGACAAGCGGGAGCTGATCGCAGCGGAAGGATCTACGAAGAAGGCGATCCGGACGAGCATCGAAAGCTCCGAGGATTGCTTCGCGGTCACGGGCGCGCATGGCGAGCCGCTTGTCCTTTACGGGAAGTGTGTGATTGAGAACATTCCCGGCCGCATGATCTGGTGTATGGCGACGACAGGGCTAAAGCCATACGAGCGGGAATTCGCCCGCGTCTCGCGTCGGATCCTGCAGGGCTGGGCGGAGGAATACGGGATCTTATGGAACGCCGTCGGCGATTTCAACGAGCCGGCGAAACGCTGGCTCCGGTGGTGCGGCGCTGAGTTCGGGAACCCGTTGGTGCTGAGCGGAGAGTTATTCATTCGGTTTTACATAAGGAGGAAATGATATGTGCAGCGTGATGGCAGGAATCGGGGCGGCGCTCTCGCTATTCCAGGGATACTCGAGTTACCAATCACAGAAGGAAGCGATCCAGGCGCAGGCAGATTCGCAGGCGTCCATGTACAGGGCGCAGGCTCAGGCTGCGGAACATAACGCAAAGATGGAAGCGCGCCGGCAGGAGCAGATCGCGGACGAGTACGGCGCGAAGCAGAGAGAGCTCCGCGACAGGCAGCGCATCGCCGCCGGAAGTATTCGCGCAGGCGCCGGTGCTGCCGGTCTCGACAGTGGATCCGGATCTCCTTTCGATATCCAGACGTCCGGACAGGAAGCCTATTGGCAGGATCAGATGACGCTCCTCGGGAATCAGCGCAACGATAACTATGAGTCCCGCGTGACAGAGTCGAATTATAATACGCAGGCAAAGAATAATCGGATCGCCGCACAGAACGTCCTCGCCGATGCAGATCGTCAGATCGGCGCGCTCAAGATCAATTCCATTCTCGGGACGGCTGCGAGCATGGTGCCGTTTTTCTCCGGCCTTGGCGGCGGATCGTCGTCGAGCGCAAGCGGAACTACGACAAGCACGAGCAGCGGATCAGGATGGGCCGGATCTGCGAATCAATATATGTACAATAGTTCGAGCGGCTTAACATTGAATCCGCTTCGATTGACAACGTCTCCGACGATACGTGTCAACCGATAGGAGGAATCGGACATGAAATTTTCTTCTTATAATCCGGTCGTCAATCCATCTGTGATGCGAAATGTGCCCGTAGAGGCAAGCCGCGATCTGAACGTCTACGGCGGCAGATCCGGCGGCGAAATGTGGAAAGCGCTCGGCAACGTCGCGAAGATGGGGCTCGCGCTCCAGAAGGACGTCGTGGACGGAAAAATGCTGGAAGCGAATGCGGAGTATAATCGCCGCATGTCCGAGGGAACGGCGGAGCTGATGCAGCGGAAAGAAGGCGCTGCGCTCAATATCACAGAAGACTACGACGATCTGCAGAAGAAGGTCTATGCAGATATCCAGGAGAAATACGGCGGATATCTTTTCGGAGAGGCCGCGAATACTTTCAAGGCATACACGGCGAAAGACGATGCCACGCGCAGAGCCGGCGTCGTAAGATACCAGGCGGGACAGACGGAAGCCTTCGCGGAAACGCAATACAACAATCAGCTGGCGGAATGCCGGGCGACGGCACTCGAAAACGGCGGAACGATCGAGAACGTCGCCGCGGGTTTGAACCGCATGGACGCTATCGTCGAGGGGAGATACGGCTCCTACGGCGGGGAGAAGGTTATTGAACAGAAGAGGCTCGCTGCCGGAAAGATCGTCGGCGATGCTGTCTCGATGGCAATCGATTCCGGAGACTTCATAAAAGCGGAGACTCTGGTCAACACATACAAGGATCTTCTTCCGACGAATGCGTATATCGAGGCGCGTTCGAAGATCCAGAAGCAGCAGGAAATAAAGAATCAGTATTTCACGATCGATGCGATCTCGAATAATTGCCGTGGTGCCGATGGGAAGATCGATCTCACGCGCGGATATGCTGCGATCGATCAGATCTGCGGGCCGAACGCGACACGCGCGGGGCTTGCAGATTCCGAAAAGTATTGGGACTCCATGATCGGCGTCGAGACGCCATACGGCCGGAACGGCTGCGTCTATGCCAGCGTTACGATGACGGCCCCATACTTCCGATTCGCAGCGGAGCATAAGAACGAGA